GCTTCGAGATCCAGATGACGTCGAGCCTCGAGTTCGGTTTTGTCGCGATCCCAGCCGTTGGCGATCGCATGCGCGGCGAGGTCGACGTTCTTGCCGTCGATGCTGATTTGTGGGCTACCGAATTTGGCGCACAGGTCGCGGACCTGGTTGGATCGCTCGACCTCGGCCGCGAGTGCGGCGCGGTAGGTGGAGACATCAGCGGCAGCGAGATCGACGGGCGAATGGGCGTTGGCCATAGCGGGCTTTTCCTTGTCCTGCGGGACTTCGGGCGATGGGGTGGCCGATTGCATCGGCATTGGGGCGGGACCCCCGCCGCCGGCATCCATGCCAGACGGTGAGGGCGGAGGAGGTTCTGGGGATTCAGGCTCGACGGATTCGGCGTAAGCCATCTGCAAAGCCTGCAGCAGTTCGGGAGATGCGGCGGCGGGATCGACGCCGAGGGAGGCGCAATACTGGGCGAAGTCGGGCATGGGCGTGCCTTGCGTTGCAGCGATTGAAATGGTGGCGGAATCGTCGCCAGGGATGGTGACGAGGGAAATTTCTTTGAGGACGCTTCTCTTGACCCATAGAGCTGGGCCCTCGACGATGCGACCGTTGATGCTGGCCGTTTGACCGGCCTGGAGCGTGGTGTAGGAAACGATCTTGACGCCCACACTGGGACGCCAAGGAAACCCCTGCTTGGCCGACTCCACGATCTCGGAGGTATCGATTGAGTTGACCGAAAAAACCCCGGAGCAAACCAATCGCGTGCCGTCGTTGTCCACGGACACGGAATGACCGATTGGCTTCCCCTCGTCATGGTCTCGGTGAATGGGATTCGTGCTCACCGATTCCATGCCAGCCAAATCGACGTACACCGGTCCATTCCAGGCGATAGCCAGCTTTGGGTACATTGGCCCGCCCGTGTAAGCCACCGCGGAAAAGCGCGGCAGCGTGGGCGTGTCCAAGGTCTCCGAGGCACACAACGACAGAGGCTCACCGGTGGCTCGCAGGTCGAGCCCACGATCCTCGGCGGCGTGGAGCCGATCGCGATTTCGGGCGAGGCGCTTCTCGCGTCGTCGCCGGGCTTGCTCGAGGCGAGCCCGTGTGGTCGATTTGGTCATGCAATCGACCTTACCACCACACCCTAAAAACCCGCCCAACGGCTGTTACAAATGGGGATCAGTGGCAGTCCGCCAGTGCTCGTCGGTGACCATGGCGTAGCTGCGCATCGCGACGGCGGCGCTATTGCCGATCCACTGCGACGCGGTGGCGAGTCCATACCGCTCAATCAATTCCGTCTCGCGGGTGGCTCGCATCGAGTGCCACGGCGCAGGCCATGGCGTAATGCCAGCGATCGCCATCAGGTTGAGCAGCCGACAGGCCATGCCGGAATCGCTGCCGTCGATCAGATCACCGCATAGCGGCACATTGCGAGGATGACTCGCGAGGGCCGCGGCGATCTCGGGGAATAGCGGGATGGTGCGCGTGGTGTTCCGTTTGTGGTCGCAGATAGCGATCCGTTTTCGATCCCAGTCGATCGCGTCCCAGGTGAGCGATCGCAGCTCGGACGGGACGCGGATTCCACCCCATCGGCTCATGGCGATCGCGACCGCCATCGAGGGCGTGGCGATCTCGATCAGCTTGGCCGCAACACCGACCGGGACAAAATGCTTCTCACGGACATTGATTTTGGTCGATAGCTCCCGAGCGGGATTGTCGGTGATAAGCTTGCGATCCTGGCACCAATGGAAAAACGCTCGCCATCCGGCGGCGATCTTGCCACGGGTCGATTCGCCCACGGTCAGGGATTGATGGCACTCGGTGACATCCTCCACAGCGACGCGATCGATGGGCCGTTGGTCGAGGGTCTCACGCAGCAGTTCGAGCGACCGCTGCCGATCGTTCCAGGTGGCCATCGCCAACCGCTCGCGCGTCTCGGTGACGTAGGCGTCGATAGCGGTCCCAACGGTGTGGGTCGCGCCGAGGATCGCGGATAGCTTGCGCCGCAGCGATGGCGTGATCTGGTCCAGCCATCGCACGGTCTGACGCGGCAGCGGGAGATCGGCGGTTTGTGCGGCGAGGATCTCGTCGACATGACGCTGGACCGCGACCGCGTCGGCCTCGGGGATGTCACCTAGCCAAATCGATTTGCGACCGGTGGCCGTGTACGCTCGCAGACGCCACCCGGTGCGTGACTTGGTCTCACGCGTCAGACTGGACATGGGCTAGCTGGCGCCCTGGTAGACCAATTCCTTGATCTGGTCGGTGTCCATTCGCGACGTGTTGCCGTTGCGGTCGATTACGCTGTAGCTCGTCTTTTTTGTTTTCAAATCGGTCTTTGAGGATTTGACATCGAGCTTATAACCCATTTGGTCGAGAGCCTGCGACGCGGTGTCGATTTTGAGTTTCGATTTTTTGGGTGGTAGTTTCACGCTGTGCTTTCCTCCTGTGCTGGATCCAGAATCAGATCCACTTGATCCACTGGATTTTTCCGAAGACGATTCACCACCGTCGCCACCACCTTTGCCACAATCGTTGCCCGGCTCAAAACCGTCTTTGCCGGTTCCGCAATTGGCCTCGAGCGTGCGATCCGATGCCATGGCTTGGGCGGCGCCGGCATCCCCACAATCTTCGCATGGTGGCTCGGTTTCGCCAAACTCGTTGAGCAGATTGTCGATTGTCTGCTGAGTCAGTCCGATCGACCCATAGAACACGCGAGCACGTTGCACGGTCCATTCGCCCGACTTGACCTTGTTGAGCCCGTCATCGATAGCGGCCATCTGGCGTTTGAGTTGCTGGCGAGACAGGTTCGCGAACTCGCCAGCCGGTGGCTCGGCACTTGGCACCGGATCGCCATCTGGGCCGATTGGTGCCTCGGCTGCGGCAGGTGCGGGGGTGCCATCAGGTGTCACACTTCCCGGCTTGATCGGATCCACAATCGAATCGATCATGTCTGAGTCCATGGTCGGGAACGCGCTGGCAATAACCGCCTTGGCCGTGTCCGGTGGCATCGTGCCCATGGCGATCGCGTTGACGATCTGCACGAGGCTGGCGACCTGCGCACCATTGAGCGCGGATTTTGCGACGTCGTCGACCGGTGCCAACGGATCGGCGTCGGTGGCGATCGGTGCCTCGGTCGGCTCGGGTGCGTTGGGATTGACCCACCCCTCCTCGTCGAGCTGCTGCGCGTGCGACTCGGGGTCGATGTTTTGCTCGATGAGATATTGTTGACGTGTCTTAAGTCCGGCATCGATCAATCGAATGTTGGCGTCGGCAACTTCGCTGGGGTTCACATCGCGATTGGGTGGCCATCGCCACACGTGCGGGATCTCGTCCATCGGCTCGAGTGCCGGCAGGTAGCCCGTGAGCATCAACGCTTCGTCAAGCCACCATTCGAAAATACGGTCGAGGCATTCGATTTCCCATTGGGAGCGTTCGACCGAGATCGCTTCGTAGTACGTTTGATGATCGAGGCGGCCCGAGCTGTAGTTGTATTTGGATGAGTCCGCGAGAGCTTTGTTGCTTGGCATGTGCACGCAGCGGGCGATCTCGTTGAGGATCGCGTTGCGAAATCCTTCGTAGGTCGTGGTCGGTTGTTCCGGCTTAAATTGCGTCAGATCCCAACCGCGTGGCAAGCTGACCATCATGCCGCGATCGATCTGGACACCATCAAACGGGTCGATGTCGTCGATCCCATCAGTTGCCGAATCGAACGCGCTGGATTGTGTTTTGAGCACCGCAGAGAAATCGGCGGCATTTTCAGCGGCAGCGATCACGGCGAGGGTGTACCGTCGCAGTTGTGCAAACAACGGGAGGGCCGGAGTCATCTCGGGGATGCCTCGCTGTTGGCCGGGTCGCTCGGAGCGGAACAGGTGGATCAGATCGTCCGGGTCAATGGTCTCGTAATCCCAAGCCTTCCACGGCCACACGTCGCCCGGGTGACCCTTGAGCACGTGGTACTCGATCGGCTGGCCCCATTCATCGAAGATGATCCCATCGACTTGGTTGGGGAACCCGTCCATGTAGTTGGGCGTCGCGAGCATATCCGCTTCGATGACGCGAACGTCGAGCTGCACGGGGTTGCGGGATCGGCGATTGTTGCCCTTGAGGATGACCGTCTCGCCATCGACCAGTTTCGCCAGGCGTGCAGTCCTTAGCTTGTCCGCAAGCTTGACGTCCTTGCACCACTTGCGCCACCGCTGCTCGATGGCTCGCGATGCTGCGGGATCCGGCAGCATTACTTGCAGAGATGGGCCGGTACTGATGGTGTCGTTGGACAACGTGAGCGCGATCCCCTTGGCGAACGAATTTGATTCGAGGATCTCGTAGCGCGATCGCTGGCGCAGGGTTTTGCGGACGCTGGACGAATTGGCGGCAGCGGCAGAGTGATGATCGGCCCATCGCCAATGCTTGGCCGATTCCTTGGTCTCGGCGGCTGCGTCATACGAGGCACTGAGCGAATCGCGGCGGGCGCGTTGCCTAGCGATGCGCTGCGCAATCGCGATCGATTGCGTGTCGATCGTTTGGCCGTACTGGTCAAGAATTGGCATTTGGGCGACTCAACAAAAAAAACAACAGAGCACCACCAAAGACGACCGTGGCTGTGGACCCAAGCAGGATGCCAAGCAGGATCAGAAACAACGCCGCACCGATCGCCATTTGCCGGCCAGTGGATTTGCTAAGCCATTGCAATACGGCAGCAACGAGCGTGGCCCACCAGGTCATCACTGGCCTCGGGCAGATCCGGGGATCAATCGAGAAAACAACAGACCGCGACGAGGCGTTTCGGCCTTGCGTTGCGATAGCTCGTTTTGTGCGTCGGTCAATTCCTTGAGCGAACGCTGATTGACGTTGACGCCATCGACGCTCATGGATTGCGGTTGAGCCGCTGCGTCGGCAATTTGCTGGTCGGTGATTTCGGCCATTGGTTATTCCTCGGCAAGAAGATCCTTGAGGCGTGCAAGAGCTTCGGCTTTTCGCTTAGCTGTATCACGTTCACGCAACGCGGACGCGATGATCTCGATCTCTTGCTCGAGCGGTGTACTCGGTCGCGAAACGATCCGATCCATCGCCGATTGAATCACGGCAGGACCGTTCGACTTGTTTGGCTTCCACCAAATCACGACCAGAAAAACAGCACACAACAACATCAGGACAATGGCCCACATCATGATTTCCACACCTTGATCGTGACAACGAGAGCGATGGCAACAAGCAACGCGGCGCAAAGCAGGGCGAGAACCGCCTCACCGGGATTCCAGAGCCAGTACAGGATCGACTCGATCGACGGCGGTTCATCGGGTCGCAGTGCCGGGAACAGTGGCTTGCGATCGGGATTGATAAACGGGACGCGATCGTTTGGCCTGCATGATCCATCGGGGCAATTGTCCGGCCCAGATTGCAGCACGATCGATGAGTCTTGTGATTGCTCGCGGACCTGTTGCTGGGTCTTATAGGCGGATCGCATTGCGTCGAACAACGCTCGGGCCGACGTCGGCATTTGCGACTTGCCAGCGACGTACACGTGTCCGCCATCAGGATCGCAAAACACAATCGCCGGGAAATCGTCAGGCGAAACGATCGAGCTATATCGTTCGCGGTATAGTGCGTTGTCCTTGGTGTAGACGTGGAAGTTGCAATTCGCTTTGATTTCCTGCAGCACAGCCTCGCGATTGAACCAGTCGAGGACCTGCGTCGATTTCGGATCGACACCGGCAAACAATGCAATGCTGTACCGTTTCGCGGTGGGTGTTGGCTCGAGGCTAGATGGCGTTTTGCTTGATGGCGGTGCAGCGTTGCCGATGTCAATCTGCTGTTTCTTGATTTCGCGAGCCGCTTGCTCGTTGACCGGCATTTGGTTAAGCGGTGCGTTTTTCAGCGAGTCGTAGTTGATCCCTCCGGCTGGGACGTCGGCGGACTTGACTCCTTCGATCCCAAGGGCTCTTTCCACGCGCGGAGCCATTCGCTGACCAACGACCACGAACACAGCACAAAGAAAAGCAACAACCACCAGGCCGAAAGAAAGAACGACTTTAACCTTGTGTTCTTGCGAGTCACAATTGCCTACCATGGCCAAGAATCCTCAATAGGTGCAAACGATTTCCAGACAGGTGGCGACGGCGGGTCAAACAAAGGCATCAGCGCGAAACCGCCAAACCCAGCCCATCGTCTATGAAACTCCGAGCGCTCGACAAACTCGTATTGATTTGTTCGATTGTTGTCCAAGATGGTGGCGTACACCGTTCCGCTCTGATCCTTGGCCCAACCGCAAAACGTGCAGCAGTGGTTGGGCTTCCACCAAAGCAAGGCACCACGGCGCGAGCTGTGCGCGTCATCGAGAAGTTGCAAGTTAGCTTTCTCGGTGTAGGCGTATTTGATCCCAGCCGCATCGAGTCGCTGCCGAAGCCGGTCGCTATACTCTCCGCCGCTGTACTGAGATCGCCATTGCTTGGCCAGGTCAAACTGATTTTGCCAGTGCAAGCACGACGAAAGCGACGCATGGACGCATGATCCCTCACGCTGCGGACTAAGCCAGTTCGTTTGGCGAATCGCATATGGCGGATTGACCGCTGGCACCTCGGCAGCAGGTGCGGGCATGGCGCGGTATTGCCTGGGAACGGAGCACCCGCCCAAGGCAAAAACGACGAAAACGCAAGCACAACGAAAAAAGGTGGTCATGGGACCACGCTACCATACCCGCAAAAAAAACCGCCCCAGCAAGGTTACAATCGCCGCCCGCAAACCGTCGGCCTCCGCGCGAAAGAAAGTGTGTTTCGGTTTGCGATTGTTCCCATTGGGGTTGGAAACGCAGGATGGCGGGGAAGGACCCAAGCGACGTTGTCGATTTTGAGCGCCGTGCGCTGCGCCGTGCGCGACCTCAAAACCACAATGATTTCCCGTGTAGGTTCGGCCCTTGCCTGGGGTATTTAGGTCTTTTCCAAGCCCTGCGATTTGCGAGAGTCGCAGGGTTTTTTGTTCCATGGCACTACGCTAGACCACCGTTCATCCCTTTGGGCGCCGTGCGCCGCGCCGTGCGCGAGGCTCGCGCGCCGTGCGCGCGGCTTGCCAGTGTTCGGCGGTTACGAGCAGGTAATGATCTTTAGCGACCTTGGCAGAGTGCCCGATCCACGCGTCGCACACGTGGCTAGGAAATCGATCCTCTAAATCGGTTCGGCATGACCTACGCAGGTTATGCCACAGGTGTGGCCATGGTTGCAGTTTGGCGTGTCGGATTGCGTCCTCCAGCCATCGACGCCATTCGGTCGCCGCAGATGCACGGCCGCGGTTGAACACGTACACAGCACCTTCTGGGGCGATTTCCTGCAGCACCCGCAAATGCTTTAATGCGACTGGAAACAATGGCACGATACGATGCCCCGTTTTTGTGTTTGCGGAAATGGTCAATCGCTCCGTCGCCCAGTCGATGTCCGTCCACTTAATCGCGAGCGGCTCATGAGGCACGCGCAAACCGCACCAGCGAGCCAACGCAAATAACGCCCGCCCATCGAGCGATCCAAACGCGTCGAGCACCTGCAACGCCGTTTCCTCGCTGATGTACCGATACAGGCTCTTGTCGGTCTTGGCAGAGATTTTGCAATCGGCAAAGGGGCTCAAGCTGATCACGTCGGCGTCGATGGCGTCAGCAAAGACCATCCTCAGCCTGTTCAGGATCTGCCTGGCGTGGGTCGATGCCACGCAACCGCACAGGTCACGCGTGAAATCCTTGGCGTCGGCTACGGTGATCTCGTCCAGCGTGCGGAATCCAAATCGAGGGCCAACATGGGCCCATGCGGTTCGCCATCCTCGCCGTGTTCCCTCGCTGTAGTCGGATCGTTTGGCGACGTACGCGTCCCATGCCGTTTGTACCGTCGGGATCGCGCCGGGTCGGTTCCATTGCTGAAGCAACCCATGTACAGAGAGGTGATCCAGCAATGGCGACTTGTTCATCGCCAGCGTTGCTAACCATGCCGCGGCGTCGGCCGTTGCTGGTTCGCCCACGCGGTTGGTGGCCATGATCGAGTCCAGTTTGATGGCGATCGATTGCGCGGTGGCCTTGTTGATTTGGCCCAGGTAGATTTTCACGCGGTTGCGAGCGGGCAGCGTAAGCGCCACGTACCATCCACCGCGTTTGTGTCGCCAGATGGTGCTCATTAGTGATAGGTGCTTTGGTATCGATCCAGTTCCCGCTGGCTCACCATTAACTTGCGGCCAACGCGTTTGGCCCGCAGCTCGCCGCCGTTAATCAGGCCCTCGATAGTGCGTTTGCTCACGCCCATCAGCTGCGCGACTTCGGCCAGAGACCACATGATCCGCCGCATCGGCGGCGTCAGGTCCGAGTCATTCATAGAAAAACCCTCAAGCAAAATCTTCTTGAAATTGCTGAGGGCGGAGTAGCTGAGGATCCAGTCTATCGCATTCGCAGCCCTGCGCCAAATCACACCAATCGTCCCTTGCCGCATTGCTGGCAACGGAACGGGCGAAACGGCAGAATGAGCGTGCTGTAGAGCAGCCAGATCGGCAGGAACAAACCGAGTGTTAGGATGCTTATGATGCACCCCATGCTGTTGGGCATCTGTTCTTTCGCGTGCAATGTCTGCGCATTGCAGATCTTGCAAAATCGGGAAACTTGGCTTGGCATTTGCTTTTTCCTGTTTGAGACCGAACGTGTCAAAACCGCAATGACACTAGACCCAAAAGCAAGCAATTTAAAATCGCAGGAAAAGGGCGTGTATCATGCGAGTGACGTTGTGCATTGTGGATCTGGTTGACGACACGATTTTGGCATCGTTTGAAAAAATTTCCCTTGCTCGAGCGGCCCGAATCCAGCGAAGTTGGCGTCGCCGGCGAGTGCCGCAGACTAGGGTTTTCGTTTCCGTTTCGGAGCGTACGTCGCCGCCTTCTCCGCCGCATTCAACACCGCATCGTCCGCAGCCTTGACGGCTTGGGCTTTGCGTTTTTTTTCTAGGTGGTGGTCCATCAAAATCGCGTCGACGTCCAGGGTAACCGCCTTAGACGTTGGGCCTGCGATTTTGCGGACCTGTCGCATGATGTACACCAATCCACGGTGCAGCGTCTGCCAGCCGTCCATCTTGGCCGAATCGATCCCGGCCTCCTCGTAATCTTCAACGGCTTTTTCGAGCGACTCATGCAGCACCCTCAAAGCGGTGCTCAGTTGTTTGATCTTTTCGATCGGAATCTTTTCGGCTGGTTGCGACATGGTTCCTATGTTTGCAGAAATTTTTTTACTTGCAATCCATCAAGCAAAACATTGCGCAAAACGCTTCTCCATGTGCACACCTTGTGTGCAAAATGTGAAAATAGCCATTGCGTGTGCACACGTGCACCGATAAAGTACCCACGTCAGCATTTGGCACGGATGCACGACCGGGGACGGATCCCTTTTTGGATCTTCCACGAAAGGTGGTTGCCATGATGAGTGGGCGAGAGCATTTGATGATGGTTTTGAGAGCACAACGAACGAAGCGAGTGCAAAGGGCGGTGGTTGAGCGTGTACGCGCGGGTCAGTGTCTAGGCACAACTCGCAAGGGTGACGAGTGCACGGCTGTGGCGGTGAAATGTGGTCTATGCATGAATTGCTACGCGGCCCTCCGCAGTGCCATTCGAGGCATGGACGAAGTCGCCGAGGCGACGTATCGGCAGCGGTTGCTTACAGCCGGTCGTTTGTTGGCCAACCACGAGGTTACCAAACTCAAGACGCAATCGATTTACCAACGGATGGCCGAGTAACAACTTTTCCGCTGAGGGCGGGGTAGCGTGGCCGGGTTTGGCCAGGGATGGCCGACCGGCCACATTTTTTCAAACGGAGGAAAACCATGGAACCGAAGACGACCAGCCGCGAGGCTGAAATCTTGCAGGCGGAAATCGACCGACTGCACGAACAACTGACCGCGAAACACGACGAGGCCGAACGCCTCAAGGACGAAAACCGCCAATTGTGGGCGGATCGCCAAGCTGCTCGCGAATGGGCGGCCAGCCTGCAGGCCAAGGTCGATCACCTCACGGACGAGGCGAAGCGATGGGGGACGCAGTCGTGAAGATCGATCAACAGTTTTTGGACGCGACGCAGGCGTTTTATGACGAGACCGACCGCAACGGTCCGTGCGACGTCGAGCTGCAGGCCGGCCCGGTGTTTGTGTCGTTTGCTCGCGTGCGGTCACACTTGGCGGCTCGGTGGCATGATCTCGCGCCGCACTTTGGCCAGCTTGCACCGCTGCAGCTCTTGCTCGTTGCTCAGGGCGCTCGCAAAAGCCTTGGCGACGATCGCGTGGCGATTTTTACGGACCCAGCTTGGACACTCGAGGATCCGTTGATCGCGTCACGCGTCAGCGGTGTTCGCGCGACCTATTCGCGAACCGTGGTGTTCGGCGTCGATTTGTTGGCATAGAGGATCGGGAGGACTCACGGATGGGAACCGCAGTTTACCAATGCGATGCGTGCCAGCGCTCAACGGAAAAAGTGATCCGGTCGATGTGCCCGCGTTGCTATCGGCGGCATTGGGTGCAGACCCCAGCCGGTCAACGCCGGCAGAAGGCAAAAGCGGAGGGCAGAAAACTGCCACCGACCGCGGCGAAGCGTCTGTACAACGGCGACGAATGGGAGCCGACAGCCGGCATCTGGAAGGTTGGGTTGTCGCTGATTCCCGAACAGAAGCAACGTGAAGCCATGGCCCGGTATCTCGAGGGTGAGGATGCCAAATCGATCGCGAAGTCGTTCGGGCTGACAGCCAGTCAAGTGCAAGCGGTGATCGATCGCGGCACGATCAGCCCGCAACAACTCCCGACCCCTCGCCGCTGTCCGGGGTGCCGCAACCTAACACGGACAGAACCGTGCTTTATGTGCGAGGCGAAGGCGATGGCCAGTAGACGCAAGCTAGTGAGGCAAGCATGAGCACGCACAGCCAGCCATTCTTGCCACTCGACGACGACGCTGCCCAGCAGCGGGCGATCCTGCGCGAGACTCGCAACGATGCAGCTCGAAAGGAACAGCGTCTGATCCGTGGCAAACGGATGGACGTCTTCCAAGCGATGTCACGCATGAAGTCGGTCGGCCTCACGATGGCCGAGATGGCTGCGATGTCGGGGCGTGGGATCCACTGCTGGACACAACCATTTACCGACCTGCGGGACTGGGGTGTGATCATGGCAACAAACGAACGACGCGGCGGGGGTACGGTCCACCGGCTGCGAGAGACGGTGAAGGTCGAACCGGATGGGAGCTGGGAATGAGTACGGTGACGAAAACTGAAAAGCTGAAGGACCTGCAATTCCATGAGATTGCAAACATATTTCCATTGCTGCCCGATGAGGATTTGCAGCAGCTTGCGGATGACATCCGCTTGTATGGCCAACGCGAGCCCATCGTTTTGTTCGAGGGTAAAATCCTTGATGGACGCAACAGGTATAAGGCTTGCCTGTTTGCCGGCGTGATACCACAGACTCGCGAGTTTGATGGCGACAAGATTGACGCGTTGGCATTTGTTTGGTCGACAAATGTGCATCGTCGCCACCTCAACTCGGGCGCGATGGGTGTGGCGGCTGCGAAGCGTGAGAAGCTGGACGAAGAGTATCGCAAGGCTGTTGAGGCGATTGCAGATTCGCAACCGAAAGGCGGTCGGCCTAAGAAAGATGAAAAACCTAGTCAAATAATTGACGAGGTTTTATCCAACGAAAAGAGAACCGACCACAAGCTAGCCAAAGCCAACGGCACCAACCGGACCTACCTCAACGATGCTCGCAAGGTGCTCGAAAAGCGACCGGACCTTGCGGAAAAAGTGTTGGCCCAAGAGATCACGTTGCCACAAGCCAAGGCCGAGATTAAGCGTGGGGAAAAGCGAGAAGAATTGGAAGCCGCTGCCGCTCGCATCCAGCAGCACGAATCGGATATGCCGACGTGGAGCATCCTCAACGTCGATGTGATCGATGGACTGGAATCGGTTCGGGATGAATGGGGGCCGGTCGATCTGATTTTTGCGGACCCACCCTACAACATTGGCATCGACTACGGCGATGGCGAGGATGCGGATTTGCTGACCGACATGCAGTACATGCTGTGGGTCAAGAAATGGATGTCGTTGTGCTGTGAATGCCTGAGCGACGACGGGTCGATGTGGGTGATGATCGGCGACGAGTACGCTGCTGAGTATGGCATGGCGATTAAGTCGCTCGGCTTAACGATCCGCAACTGGGTGAAATGGTATGAGACGTTTGGTGTCAACTGCTCGAACAAATTTAATCGGTGCAGTCGGCATCTGTTCTACTGCGTAAAGGACGCCAAAAATTTTACGTTCAATGCAGAATTTGTGACACGCCCATCGGATCGTCAAACCAAATACAACGACGCCCGAGCTGCATTGAGTGGCAAAGTGTGGGATGACGTGTGGAGCATCCCTAGATTGTCTGGCACATGCGACGAACGCATCCCGGATTTTCCAACCCAACTGCCGCTTGCGTTGGTTCGCCCCATCGTCGAGGCGTGTTCAATGCCTGGAAGTTTGGTCCTGGATCCATTTAATGGATCGGGCACGACCGGAGTGGCCAGCGTCCAATCTAACCGGAAGTATGTCGGCATTGAAAAGAGCGAACGGTTTGCCGACCTCGCGACCATGCGATTAAAGGCGGCTTCGGCATGAATACCAACGAACTGAAACTGTGCATTGATATTTACAAGGCAGAACTCGGCGGTGGTGATCGTCCAACCGTCGACCAGCGACTTAACGCAGCGCGTGCTGTCATGCTCGCGCATTTAAACACGTTTGACGAATCGTTTTTTCCGTACACGATCGACGACATTGAACGGTGGGCGTTGACATTGCGCAAAAACAAGGACACTCAAGCGAAGGTCAAAATTGCCATTGCTCATGGTTATCGATGTTTCTGGGAAGAGCGAGGCAAAGGACCGTGCAGTGAAGAAATTGAGGCCGGCCATATTGTGCCAAGATGCCGAGGCGGCGAACTGACAATTGAGAACTGTTGGATTGAGTGCCGCGCGCATAACAATCAGCGACGCGATCGAAGCATTGAGGACTACATGGCCTCGGAAGACATGACGACACAGTCGTTGGCTTGTTTTTCGACTTGAAGAATTGGGACGACGTGCAACGTGCCGCCGTCCGTGTTTGGATCGATGAGAACTATCTCAATCGTTAGTGGTTTTTTATACGAAGGAAATAAGCAGATGACGAACAAGACGGGATTGCGTGTTACGGACCTGTGCCCGAGCCCTCACATTGAGGCGCTCGACATCGGAGACCGAATGGGGGACGAGTTGGTGGTGACGTTTGACCGCGTCGAGGAGGAATTGATCGGGGGCGAAATGCGCTACGTGATTTTCTTTGCGGAGTTCCAACGCGGTTTGATTCTCAACCACACCAACTCGCGATCGATTGCCAGGATGTACGGCAGCGAGGTTGACAACTGGGTCGGAAAAAAGCTGACGCTGTACCGCAGCGAGACCAGTTTCAACGGCGAAGTCAAACCCTGCGTACGCGTCCGAGAAACCAAACCCCAGTAAACACTCATGGAGGAAATCAAGATGGTTGAGCAACTGGTTTGGATTTCGGCGTGCGATCCGCCGGACGATGACATCATGGTCCTGGTCTACGGGCCCAACATGAGCGAGGCGGTTTGGCTGGGATACAAGGACGGCGATTACTGGCGTGAACCCAATGGGGCGATGCTGGCAGACGTCCACTACTGGGCCGAGCTGCCCAAGGGGCCAGACCAATGCTGACCCAATTGATTACCCAAGAGATCGCGGCTCGCAACGAAGCGGACGCGGTCGCGATCGCCGAGGAAATGTTTGCTGATGGGGATGCGGTTCGGATCGTGCAGTATCTCGAGATGGTCGCTCGGGACTCGGATCCGCACAAGTTGATCAAAGCCCTGTTTGCGGCGGTGCATGAGGCCATGCGGCTGGGTGCACTGGCCGGCATTGAGCATGGGATCGAGACCACGCACGACGGATACCGCATGGTGCGGCCTCTGCACAATTGACTTGAGATTGTAACCAGAACAGGACCACAATTATGAGCTTGGCGGTTAAACCTGAGGATGCACCGGAGGACGACAGCCCGATCTCGCGAGGGCAGTGGTACGCGTGGTTTATCATGGCCTGCGCGGTCGCCGCTGCGGCGATCATGGCCGCCGGGGCGTGGGACGCTTTGCGTTGAAGGGAGAGCCACGATGGCCACCGTGTACCGAATCTACAAATGGACCGAGACGTTTGAGCGTGCGGAGTCGCGCAAGCTGAAGACGCTGACATGGATCGCCATGCCGGTCTCGTTTGCAGGTCGCGGGTACAACCAGATGGCCGACGAGTTCGGGGACGAGTTCCCCGCTATGTACGGTGCGTGGTGCGCTCTGTGTGCGTTTGCTGCCGGATGCCACGTCCGGGGTACGCTGGGGGACCATCGGGGGAATCCCCTGACGACCCGCCACATCGCCCGCGTGACCGCCATGCCGGTCGAGGTCTTTGGGCGATTGATCGAATGGGCCAGCCGGCCCGACGTCGGATGGCTCGAGACCATCACCCCCGAGCAGCATTTGGCCCAGATCGAACAGACGCAACAAGTGCAACAGACGCAACCAAAAATTCCAGGCCCCGACGCGTCGGGGGAATCCCCCGACGATCCCCCGAGCACACGACCGGACACGACCGTACCGGACAGTACAGGACCGGACAAAACCGAACAAGACAAATCTCGTCGTACGGACGGTTGGGCGTCGGCGGGAGTTGATTTCTTCGAGTCGGTTCGGGAGATCGCCAACGGCATGAACACGCTGAGCCATCGCGGCAAGCTGCGAGGACTCGATCGCGACACCATCTGGCGGATGGCATGGGTCGCGTGTGAATTCGACCGCCCAGGGTTGTTGGACGCCCTGGCGCGAATCCGCGAGGGAAACGTCCAGAAACCCAAAGGCTACTTAGGACGCGCCATGATCCGCATGTGTGAGTCTCAGGGGCACAACTGGGATCGAGTCAAGCATTTGGTGCCCGATCCGCCCCCGGAACCGCAGGTACCCAATCCACACCATCACGGAGGACCACGCAATGGGCAAGCGAGCCCGCAAACCATCCCCGCGGCATAGCCCGGAACGTGACCAGCGTCGAGCGGAGCGGCAGACGGTCCGGCGCAAGCTGGCGATCGTCAAGCGGCTGACCGCCGAGACGGAATCGATTATGGCCAGGGCTCGCGAGTCGGCGAGCAAGTACGCGCCGGCCTCGCGGGAAACTTGGTTCACGCGATTCGCGGCCAAGGATCCCGACCGCGCCGCCGAGCTGCGGGAGGTAGTCGTCGACTGGATCCATGGTGGCGAGATGCGCGAGGTTTACCCAACGCTGTCGCACTTGCACCGATTCGTCGATCACGAAGTGATCCGCGTCGACCGACAGGCGTTCGTAAGCTGGGTCGGAAAGATCGAGGCCAGCCTATGAGCATTTCACGCAACGCGACCAAGGAACGAGCCCAAGAATTTGCCGAACGAAGGGACTCCGAACACAGAGCGGAAATGGAAAGTAAGGCCAAATCTGATTTGACGCTGACATTCGGAGACAGCGATGGGCAGGTTGTTTACGTCGGAACAAAAATTACGACCGTCGAGGAACTGCTCGAAGACGCAAAAGTGGATTTGCGAATCTGGGAGGTTGCCGAGGTTCAAGTCAATAACTGGGAGACGGCTGGCAAACGCAAGTTAGACCAAGATGCAGACGGGAAACGACGTCCGGACCAGTTGTGGAAAACGGGCCTCCGTCAAATCCGGGTCAAGTTGCGACGCAAGGCTCCGAAATTGACGCAGGATGGTATTCTCGCCTTGCTCGCCAATTTCCCAAAAGCCAGCGTTGTTTCCAGGCCGCGTCCCAAAGGCAACACAAAACACCTCTTGGAACTCAGTCTTGTCGATGTCCACCTAGGCAAATTGGCTTGGTCGTCAGAGACCAACGCTAGGCGTCAGTTGGACGTCATCATCGACGACTACAGGCACGCCGTCAGCGACATGATAGACCGATGCGCCGGTTTTCCGATCGAGAAAATTGTTCTTCCGATCGGGAACGATTTTTACAACGTGGACAATTGGGCAAAGACGACAGCGAGAGGGACGTTGGTAGATTGCACCGACGACCCGTTCCAGACGGTGTGGAAAGCTGGGTTCGAGCTTATTCGCGATACGGTGGACCGTTGCCGGCGGATCGCGCCAATTCGTATTGTATGGGTTCCGGGAAATCACGATCCAGCCACTAGCTGGTATTTGAGCGAATGCGTCAAAACGCATTTCAATAACGACTCAAAGGTGGAGGTCGATAACGGAAATTCGCCGCGCAAATACATGGTTTACGGCAAGAACTTAATCGGTTGGCATCACGGCGATCACATAAGCCTTGACAAGCTAGCTTCACTGATGCCAGTTGAGGCGGTGCATGATTGGTCGAGGACTTGCTTCCGGTTTATTCGCGTCGGCCATTTCCACAAGGCTAAGCAAATCCGGTTCATCAATCGCGATACATCGCATGGCGTGGAGGTTTCGGTAATCCCATCGCTGAGCGTTACGGATCGTTGGCATCATGAAAACGGGTATGTCGGGAACTTGCGGACCGCGGAATGCACGTTATGGCATCGCGAGGCAGGCCATGTAGCGACGTTTACAGTGGAGGCTCGCTCGGCCTCCGTTTCCAGAAAAAAAGGAGGAGCAGCATGAGTGATAGCATGAACTACGACCACATCCCAGACCGCCGGCCGCATGTGTACACGGTGGGTATGGACGGGACTGATCAGCCGTTGCCTATGGCGGGCGATCCTATTTTCCGTGCTTGCGACCGCCAAGTCGCAGATGCTTGTTTTCCGCCAGGTAACGACCGTTACGAGGTGCGCATCAGGTCGATCCAGATTGCTCCTTGCGGCGATCCTGTTTTTTCCGAGATGGCCACTACGATTGCGATCGATGACGATGGCGGCGGGGAGTATTTGCGAATAGAGCAGTCGACGCTTTCTAAAGGCTCCATCCGGTTAGATCCTAATGAATGGCCCGTGGTGCGCGACGCGATCAACTGGATGGCTGCCCAGTGTCGAGCGGAGGAGAAATGATGGATACCGAAGCAGTTCCGAGCGGAGAAATGCTAGTCACGATTTTGGTTGCCCTCGTCGCGTGCGTTGCGGTGTGGGCGTTTTTTCGTTGGTTCGATCAGGAGATGGATTAGATGAATCGATGGATTTTTGTTGCGGTCGGT